ATAAATACCTGCGCACAGATTAATCTGACTAAAATTGGTTCCTGGTTGGCTCCAAGAAATGGTTATGACTCCTGTTCCTCCATTAGGTGTAATGATTATTGAGCCATCACAGCCATTATTACATTGTGGATCATTAGCAACCACATTAGGTGGTGGTAGGTTCGGTGGTCCTGGGGCAACAAATACAGTATCAGGTCCTAAATTGCCTACTCCTATATTACAAGTTGACCATCCAGCATTACAAACGGGATAAACAAAATGGCATGTATAATTTGCTCCTGCAGGTGGAGGTGTTACAGTAATCGTCGGTCCAGTTCCTATCGCCACGGGATTACCCACCTGAAACCAAGTGAGCGTTGGAACGACTGCAGGTCCAGAAGGAATCCATCGCCAAGCATTATTGTTAGTTGTCCAGGTTGTACTATTTCGCCCAGGAACTGTAACGGCCGCTGTTCCTGTAATATTATGGATCCCCTCAACTGCTGTTCCATTAGCCCATTGCAAGCAGGCGGGTTTACTTTGTATAAAATTGTCGATGTAATTGGATGACTCGTATATAACGATGTGAAAGGTTCCTTGTAGGTTAGTGCACAAATACATGGGAACTCCAATCCAGCTAACTGTAAGTTTTCTGCAGGGAGCAACCCCAGTAGTTTGATATCTGATTTGTCCACCAATTCCAGGGTGCCAGTCTTGCCAAGGTCCCATGATACAGTTTTTTGGTACAAAGGCTGATACAGAGGGAAGTGGAACTGATGCAAACGTAACTGGCTGTCCTGCCGAAAATGATATCCAACCGTTTGAGCCAATCCAGAACTGTGTATAAGTGTTGCCATAAAAGCAAAAGTTAAAGCCAATATTAAAAGGTCCTGCTTGAGAATCATCCGACATAGCGATCGAAGTTCCTGTGTTAGTTTGTGCGACATAAGGTATATTAGTTACTGAATAATTTGTTGTTTGATTGGGGTTACTACCAGCACCACATTGACTTAAATCTGCGGTTAATGTAGTTGAATTTACACCACAAGGTAATAATTGATCTGGTCCTAATAAAGGACAATATTGACCATATCCTATATGGGTCAATAAAATAAATATTAATAATTTTTTCATAGTCCTTAATATATCAAAAGAAAGTGAAAGCCCCAAATTTCTTTGGAGCTCTTTTTAATTTTGTTGTTTTGTTCTTAGTAGTTCAAGATACAATAATCTGGTTGAACTGTTACTGCAATATTTACTACGGTTCCATCATCATCCCAATTATAAGCTCCAAAATCAACACTTGTGATTACGGCTCCTTTAATTACCCATTCAGAAACGATATCTCCAACTGGACCAACGGCATTGAAGGTAATATCTTTTTTATAGAAATCAGAATAACCATCTCTACCTGTTACTGATTCATGTCCTAAACGTACCCATTCCATTACTGCTTGTGCTGCAGAAGGCGTGATAGATTCATACAATGTAAAATCAACTGTTCCCCAAATAGATTTTCCTTTTACATAACGTTGAACGTTAATGTGATTAAGGGCTACAGCAGTTTGTGCTAAGGTTATGGAACCAACACCTTTTACCAAATATGCAGGAATACCATCCATTACACTAATGTAAAATCGATTACTCTGTTTTGGTTCAAAAGGGGTGAAAAATACTTCGTTGTATGATAAAATTGACATTTTTCTTTTATTTTATATTGTTTTATTATAAATATTCACTTTTTTATTTTTTATCCAGGAAATTCAGTTCCTGTTGGAGTTAAGATAAAATCTAGGGAAATAAATTCTGCTGTTCTAGTTGGTTGAACATAAATTTGCCCTACTAATTGGTTTTGATCAATTACTGCGGGACCATTATTTGTATCATCCATAACAATTTTAAAAGCATATAATCCTTGTTTTAATTGAATTCCTTCTAAATATGGATTAACTCTAGAAACAAATGATGCTCTAGTAGCTAATGTATTTTGTTCAAATACTACAGTATCAGCAATTTGACGAACATAATTTTTTAATTCAATCATCAAACGTCTTACATTTACACGATCGAGAGCGGATTGTTCTTTTTGTAATGTTTTTTGTCCAAATACTACAACACCTTGTCTTGGTAATGTTGCAATTGGATTAACATTATTAGCGTATAGTGTATCTCTTTGTCCTTGAGTTAATTTGTATTGAGTTTGTAATACTGTAGATAAACCACCTCTATTAATACCTGCTGGTGCAAACCATGGAGCTGATACTTTATCATTGAAAGCATATACACCTGGAATTACTGTTGAGGCTGGTACCCATACTTGTTTTCCTGTTGATGGGTCTATAATGCGAACCCAAGGCCAATATGAAGCAGCATATGAAGTGTTTCTCGATTGAGCCATTCCAATAACATCTCCTATAGTACTATTATAATCTACTAAATCAGGTACAAATAAATTATCTCCTCTTGAAATCGTATTTAAAATAATATTGGTTATTTGAGACGTATGAATATCATTTGTTAATCCTGGGGTAAATAAAACATTAAATTGATATGCTTCTCTATTTCCAAGTAAAGTAATCATATTATTATAATCACTACCTATTAAACCTTGTGTTTGTGTAGAAATATTATCATAAAAATTAATTGCTTGTGTTGATAATACTGTTCCTGTAGCACCATCAAATGAACCACTTCCATTTATTGGAATAGATGCTGTATATGCACTTACGGCAATTCCATTAGCATCAAAATAATTTGGTGTATTATAATTAACGGATTTAACATATACATATCTGGATTTGTTTGGAAAACTTCCAGATAGTTGCATTTGGTTATTAGCAGAGTCATAATTTAATACTTGGTCACCAATTACTTTAGAAATGTATCTATTTGAATTAGGGTCTAGAGTAACATTATTAAAAGCTTCAAGTACTATTTTACTATTTGTAATATCATTCCCTCTTCTAATTAACACGTTAAATGTACCTGATCCTGTGTTTGAATTTGAAATTTCAAATCTAACATTATCTATAGATCCTGATGATAATGCTCCCGAAGCACCTAATGAACTTGAGCTGTTATTAATTATTCCTTCAGAAATAGTTCCAAGGGAAAATGATGAAGAAGTAAAGTAGTTTTCAACTGGAGTGCTTGTAGCTTCACTATAGGATCCACTTGCTACCCTAGCTACTAATAATGAAGTTCCTCCATAATTAAAATAATTATAAGCAGCAATTGAAGTTAAATATGAATATGCATTACCACCACTTATAAAAGTATCTCCAAACATCATTGTAAAATCAGAATATGAAGTTACTAAGGTTGGGGTTTCATATGGGCCTTTTACTGTTGGACCTATAATAGCAGCACCCGCTTGTACAGGTTGTCCTGTTAAGAATGTGTTGTCTATTTCGCTTATTGCTACTCCTGGTGAAGTTGTAAAGTTTGCCATTTTATTTTTTTATTATAAATATTAATTTTTTTTCTAAAATGTATTATTATTATGGAAATGTTGCTCCTGTAGGAAGTATATTAAAATCTAGTAATATAAATTCAGCAGTTCTAGTAGGTTGTAAATAAATTTGCCCAACTAATTGGTTATTATCTACTACAGATGGTGGATTATTTGTCTCATCCATTATTACTTGGAAAGCATTTAAACCTTCTTGTTCTTGAACTATAGCTAAATAAGGATTTACTAATGATAGAAAGTTATTTCTAGTAGCTGTATTGTTTTGTTCAAATATAAAAGAATTAGCTATTTGTGAAATATAGCTTTTTAAAGCAATTAATAAACGTCTTACATTTACACGATCGAGAGCAGATTGTCTTTTTTGTAAAGTTTTTTGTCCAAATACTATTATTTTTTGACCTTGTGGGGTAGGTAAAGATGCAATTGGGTTAATGTTAACTTGATATAATTGATCTCTATTTCCTTGGGTTAATACTCTTTCAACTTGAATTGCTGTTGTTAATACTCCACGACTTAAACCCGCGGGTGCAAACCATGGATATTTTATTTTATCGTTTTGTCCATATATTCCTGGTATTAATGTAGATATAGGGATTTTTACTAAATTGGATGTAGAAGGATCAATTGCACTTACCCAAGGCCAATATGTTGCGGCATATGAAGTATCTTTATCTTGAACGTTTGATATAACCTGAGTTATATTTTCATTATATTTTGCTATGTCAATTACTACTAAATTATCCCCTCTATTTTGAGCAACATTTATCATTTGTTTAATTACGTTATTACTATTAGGGAATGAAGAAGGATCAGCAATTAATCCAGGAGCTACTAATAAATTATAATTGTAAGCATCTTGATTTGCTAATAAAGAAATTGATTCTATATAATCATTAGGATTTAAACCTTGGATGTTTGAATCAGTAATACTTTCATAATAATTTCCAGGTACCCCTGTTGGGATATTAATTCCTCTACCATCACCAAAGGATCCACTAGAAGCTATTGGGATAGACCCTGTAAATTCTGGTTTAAAGGCTCCAAGATTATTGAAATAATTTGGGGTTGTTTGATTTACTTTTTTAACACGAACATATGCTGATTTATTTGGATAACTTCCTGATAATTGAGTATAAAATTCTCCAGAAGATGGATCTTGGATGATTGTTTCAGATTGGTTACCAATTCTTTTTTCAATATAATTTGGGCTATATGGATCTAGGGATAATGGGCCCCATGTTTCTATAATAGATTGTTGAATTGAGGAATCATTACCTTGTCTAATTACTAAATTAAAGGTTCCTTGATTTATATTTGGGTTAGTAATTTGCCATCTAAAATTATTTGCTGAACCACTTAATAAAGTATTAAAATTACCAGAAGGGCCAGTACTATTCATAATTTCTCCTTCTGAAAATGTTTCTAAAATAAAAACATCAGAATTATAAGGAGAACCAGCACTATGTTGGGATGCTGAAATAAAAGAGGATGTTGCAGGGGTAAATGTTGAGTTGCTTCCACTAACTACACGAGTAACTAATAAAGATGATCCTTGTGGGGCAGATAAAAAATAATTATATGCTGCAATAGAGGTAAAATATGTATATGTATTGCTACCACTTAAAAAAGTAGTTCCATATTTATTTGTATAATCTGAAAATGTTGTACATATTTTAGGAATGCCTACTGGGCCTTTAGGTGTTGGGCCTATAATAGCTGCACCCGCTGTTGTTGGTTGTTGGGTAATAAATGATTGATCATTTTCTATAGATAATACACCAGGTGATATAATTGTTTCTGCCATTGTAATAAATTATTTTATTATAAATATAATAAAAATAAATTGGTTAATCTATATTAATGATCTCACCAGTTTCAGGGTGTAAATTGATCTTACCATATTTATCATTTAAAGTTTTTGAAAAATTTATTTCAATTTCTTTAAGTTCATTTAAAAGCTTTTTAGATTCTTTATATCTATCTTCCAATTGGATTTTAAACATTTCAATTTCCCCTAATTCTAATATTATTAATTGTGTTTTTAGTTGAATTTCTTTTAAATGTTTTAATTCTTCTTCATTTAAAAACTTTTTTTGTGAAACAATTCCCATAATTTTGATTTTTTATTTTATAATGATTTATTATAAATATGTTATATTCCTTGTAAAACATATGGTTTTTTGTAATTTTTGCTGTTTTTACATTTACTAGATTTTGACTTGGCATGAATCCCCGGTCTTCTTTTTTTAGGTTTTCTGTGAAATGAAATTGTAGATTGTGTTTTTGTTTTTGCTGCCATTATATATTATTTATATTATTAACTGTTTCTATTCCAATAACAACCTGAGCTTTGCTATTATATTTTTTAATAGATGTAAGCTCTTTTTGTATGCTGTCCGGTATTATATATCCAAACATTTTAATGGTAAAAGTACCCTTAATGATTCGATTTGTATTATCTGTAATTTCTATAGTAGTAGAGTATGAATCAATAGATGCTTTAAATTTAAAACTTTCAGGATTACCCCAATATGAATCAGAAGCATAATTTATAGCTTCAATTATTTTGTTCATTTGTTCAACATAATATGTTTGAATAGCACACGTATATGTTAGGGTAACATAATCCGGTACTACATTTACTATGAATTGTTCTACGGGTTTACGATTTGTTAATACACTAAAGTTAGAATATGCATTATTTCCATTATACT